TGGAAATCGATACTTCAGGACCTGAAGTCGATGTAGCATTACCGGAAGAAAAAGTCGAAGACGTTGCTGAACAAGCAACTGAAGCGCCGAAACAAGAAACAGTAGAAACGAAACAAGAAGAAACAACAGAAGAACCAAAAAAATCGGACCAAGAATTAGAAGATTACAGTAAAGGTGTACAATCTCGTATTGCGAAATTAACTCGTAAGATGAGAGAAGCAGAGAGAAGAGAACAAGCTGCTTTAGATTATGCCAAAGGTGTAGAAGAATCTAGAAAAAAATTAGAATCAAAATTTAAAAAAACAGATTCTGATTATATTAAAAAATTTGAGACCACTATTTCATCAGGTTTAGAAGCAGCACAAAAAGAATTAGCTGCAGCTATTGAATCTGGTAATGCACAGGCTCAAGTAGAAGCTAACAAAAGAATTGCAACACTCGCATTTGAGAATGCAAAACTAGAGGCAGCTAAAGAAGGTAGAGAAGCACAACCAACACAGGCCGAGAAACCTGTAACTAACCTATCTCAAGGTGGAAATGTAAATATTCCTCAATCAGATGATCCTATTAATATGGATCCAAAAGCTGAGTCATGGGCTTCAAAGAATCCATGGTTTGGAAGTGATAGAGCAATGACATACACTGCTTTTGAGATACATAAGGATCTTACTGAAAAAGAAGGGTTTGATCCTAGCTCTGACGAGTATTATGCAGAAGTTGATAAAAGAATAAAAGTTGACTTTCCGCATAAATTTGGTAATACTGATAATAAGCAAACGACCGCTCCCGTTCAGACGGTGGCTTCAGCTAATAGAAGCGTAAAGCCTGGTCGCAAAACTGTGAGACTCACTTCTTCACAGGTAGCAATAGCTAAAAAATTAGGAGTGCCACTTGAAGAGTACGCAAAACAACTAAAAAACACGAAGGAGGCGTAAAATGGAAAAAGATAAAAAAACTTCTCGTGCGAACCAAACACGGTCAAAGTCTGAAAGACCTAAAGTGTGGGTTCCACCATCATCTCTAGATGCACCCCCTGCACCTGATGGATTCAGGTATAGATGGATAAGAGCAGAGAGCGTTGGTTTCCAAGACACCAAAAACATATCTGGACGAATTAGAGAAGGATATGAATTAGTACGTGCTGAGGAAGTCGAAAATGCATCTGATTATCCAGTCCTCGATGAGGGCAGATACAAGGGAGTGATTGGGGTTGGAGGCCTTTTACTTGCAAAGGTGCCTATCGAGATCGCGAAGCAAAGACAAGCTTATATGACTTCACGTCATCAAGAGCGAAGTGATGCAGTAGAAAACGATCTTATGAAGGAGCAGGATGAGAGAATGCCGATCAATGTTGAAAGGCAATCTCGTGTAACCTTCGGTGGTACGAAAAAGTAATTTTTTAAATCACTGAATTTATATAAACCGTACTGGAGGCCCTTCGGGGCAGGTACATTGCAAAGGAAACAACTATGGCAAATAGAAACACACAAGGTTTTGGATTGACTGCTGCAGGAACGCTTGGATCAACTCCAGCGACTTCTGGACAGGGTAAGTACAAAATCGATGCGGGTTCTACGACAACTATATACAATAGTGCTGCCGTTGCTTCTAACGCTGGTTATATTATCGATGGTCAAACAACTGATGCACCTGTTTTAGGTGTATTAAATGGAATATTCTATAACGCGGCTACAACTTTAAAGCCGACGTTTGCGAATCATTACGCACAACCGATAACACCAGCGAACTCAGAAGACATCGACGCTTTTGTATTCGATAACCCACAACAACAATATGTAGTAGCGACTGACGACTCTGTTGCTCAATCTGGATATTTAGAAACGTATGATATGAATACGTCTGCTGGAGACGACACAACTGGTCGTTCTACAGCTACTCTAGATATTGGAGATACGAGCGCGGATGCAGCATCTTGGAGATTATTAAGATCTGCTGAGGATCCTGAAAACGACGAAAACGGATCTTTCAGATCAGTTGTAGTAGTTGCAAACTTAATTGAGCTACAAAACTAATAGCTAGAATAGGAGATAAAACATGGCAATATCACGATCACAACTAGTTAAAGAACTAGAGCCAGGTCTGAATGCACTATTCGGCTTGGAATATAAAAGGTATGAAAATCAGCATGCTGAGATTTATACTACAGAGTCATCTGACAGAGCTTTCGAAGAGGAAGTTATGTTATCTGGCTTTGCAAACGCACAAGTAAAAGGTGAAGGTGCAGGCGTATCTTTTGACGAAGCACAAGAAACTTTTACAGCTCGTTACACTCACGAGACCATCGCTTTAGCGTTCGCGATTACTGAAGAAGCAATCGAGGACAACTTGTATGACAGAATTTCTTCTCGTTATACAAAAGCTTTAGCAAGATCCATGAGCAATGCTAAACAAGTAAAAGCAGTACAACCTTTAATAAATGGTTTGCCTTCAACAGCAACATTTAAATCAGGTGATGCAAAAGCATTGTTTACAACAAACCACCCTACAGTAGCAGGTACTTTTTCAAATACCTTAACTACTCAGGCGGATCTTAACGAAACATCATTAGAGCAGTCTTTAATAGACATCGCTAAAATGACGGACGAGAGAGGTCTTAGAGTTGCAGCAAGAGGAGTTAAAATGATAGTTCCTTCGGAAAATCAGTTCAACGCTGAAAGACTTATGAAGTCTCAAGGTAGAACTGGAACAGCTGACAATGATA